ATAACTATTATAGAGCTAATCAACTTGGATATGCTCCGGACGAAACTGGTCACATGCCTACTAGGGATTATGAGACCGGCATATATCTAAAGTCTGCAACACATCCTACTATAATGAAGAGCGTTGTAACAGACAATGCAGAAGGATATGAACCTTATTATAATACGCAGTATAAACGTATGGCTAGTAGACCAAATCCGGTCAAGCAATGGGTTTCTGAACAATTAGGAAAGATTGCGAACATACAACCTCCATTCTTACCAGGGTATGAATTAGGAAAACCAGTTGGAACGGGACTTTTTCCTGTAGACATTCCGTCTGTAGCGAGAAACGTATATCGAGCTCTTAAAGAAAGAGCATACAGAACAATTACTCCACAAGATTATAATATTCCTAAAGCGACTAAAGAGTTTATTAGCGGAAAAAACAGAAATTAGAAAAACATGTCTCCTGCTCAAAATGAAGAGTGGGCTAAATATCTAGGCGTTCCGTATAAAGGAAAAAGCTCGTTTGAAGTCTCTCCGTATAAACCTCAGAAAGGAAAAACTTACGACACAGTATTAAGATTCAAAGATGAGTCGGAAATACTTTCTGATGAAGTTTTAAATCAAATGTTAGAACATCAAAGAAAGACCGGTAAAAATTTTAAACTTGTCGACGGCAATGGCAAAGGTCTTGGTTCGTATACTATCTCGTTGGGTGAAGACGAAAAAGGAAAATATATATCTTATTATGACGATTGGGATATAAATCCATTTAAAGGAATTAGTTCTAAAATAAAAATTCCAGTATTGTCTAACATTGAAGACGTTGTACCTGGATCTAATCCCTTTACTGTATACGGAAGAAGATACTATACAAATACGCGGAATGAACCGCGCAACAAATAAACTTTAATTAACTATATTGCAATATGGCAAAAAATAAGAACACTATACCAAGCGGTTTTGATGATATTCTTGGTAGCATCTACAGTAATGCTGAGCAAGGCGAGGGTGTTACAGACATGAACACTTTGCTAGAGGGCAATACTGAAATTCCGTTTGAAGAGAAAGAAGATGAAAAAGAACCGCCAGTGAAAACTGAGGACGGCAACAAGACGGATGACACTCAGGTCGACGAACACGAAGACAATAGTGAAATTCCAGACGAGGTTATCAATAACAAAGATAACAAGACAACCGAAGTTGAAACTACAGAAGAGCCTGAAGAAGAAACAGAACCTTCAGACGCAGATGTGGTAGAAGCTCAGCAAGTGGGGCTTTTGTTCGATGCTATCGGACAGGAACTCGGTTGGAACATGAATGATATCAATGAAGAGGATAGACCACTTACCGTAGAGGCTCTTACTAAGTACTTTGCGGAAACGGTTAAACAGAACTCGGTACCGCAGTATGCCGATGAGCGTATACAGCGCCTTGATGAATATGTCAAGAACGGCGGTAAGTTTGAGGACTTCTACCAGCAGTAGTCTAATAATATTACTCTCGACAATATCGACATGGAAGACGAAGCTAATCAAAAGGCAGTTATTCGTGAACTTCTGAAGCACAGTAATTATACAGACGAGCAGATTAATAAGAAGATCGCTCGCTATGAAGATAACGACATGCTTTATGAAGAGTCCGAGGATGCATTGGATAGATTGAAGTCGATCAGACAGTAGGAAATAGAAGAAGCTACACGTCAGCAACAGGAAGCTGCAAGACAGCAAGAAGAGCAGTCTAAGGCTTTCTTTAATTCGGTTACAAAGGAGATCAACTCATTAACCAGCGTACGCGGTATCGCTATTCCTAAGGAAGATCGTAAGGCACTTTTTGATTATATTTTCAAAGTAGATCAGAACGGTATGTCACAATATCAAAAAGACTTTAATGAAAATCTATCAAAGAACCTCATAGAATCCGCATACTTTACGATGAAAGCTGACGCTTTAATCTCTAATGCAGAGAAGAAAGGAGAGTCATCCGCTGCTGAAAAACTTAGAAAAATGTTACGGCATACAAGCAAAAATCATACAACGTATAATGCCGAAGATAAATAGAAATCAGTTACGGACTTACTTGCAGGTGCGTTCTGATTTGATTAATTAAACAATTTAAATATATATGAACAATAGTTTACTTAATAACCTCCAGCTGTATCGCGGACGTCGTTTCAGCGACCTGGTGGATGAGAACATGATTTCTAACGCCCTGCTGACTAAGCCTCATGAGGTTTCTGGTCTGCTTTCACTGGTATTTGGTACTAGGATGATGGCGTATCAACTGCTATTGACCTGATTACTGGTGGTCTTGGCAAGACTATGATCATCGAGAACCGCGAGTTCGAGTGGTCTGTAATGATTGACAGCGATCACGCTGTAAACATTCGTTGGGCTAAGGCCGACGGTCAGGAAATTACTACTTCTAACTATAGCACAGTAACTCCTGGTATGAATGGTCAGCCTATCTATCTCGCTCTTGAAGAGCGTTGGTTCGGCCCTGGTGCAATCCTCAGCTTTGATGATTACAAGTTCCAGGTTCGTACAAGCGGCACTCCTTATCAGGATGGTAGTGCTTGGGTATACGAGTGCTATGTAGTAGACCAGTCTAACGCTGCCTACATTCCTGGTGAGTTCTTGCTCCCTGGTCGTCAGGTAAGCCGTATGGGTTCTGCTTACGAGGAGTACAGCGATGAGGCTGATATCATTAACTATCAGACCCCATTCAAGATGCGCAACCAGCTGCAGACTCTCCGTCTGTCTTATGACATTACTGGTGACGCTTACTCTACTGTACTCGCTATCGCTTTGAAGGATCCCGAGACAGGTAAGACTTCTTATCTGTGGTCTGATTATCAGTTCTGGGTAGCTCTCCGTGAGTGGAAGAAGCGTGTGGAGAAAGAGCTCCTGTTCGCTAAGGGCAATCGTCAGTCTGATGGTACATATAACCTGAAGGGCACCAACGGTCGTTACGTTGCTAAGATGTCTGGTCTGTTTGAGCAGATTTCTCCAGCCAACGTACGTTATTACACAACTCTGACAGCTGAATTGCTCGAAGACTTCCTCTTCGACCTCTGCTATAACTTGATCGGTACTAATGAGCGTAAGTTCATTGCTCTGACTGGTGAGATGGGTATTCGTGAGTTTGACCGTATCCTGAAGGAGAAGGTAGCTAGCTTCAACATGATTGATACTCACTTTGTTACTGGTTCTGGTCAGGATCTGACTCTCGGTGGTCAGTTCACTACTTACAAGATGACCAACGGTATCGAGTTGACTCTGAAGCGTTGCGCTCTCTTCGACAACATGGAGATCTTCCGTCAGTTGCACCCACTGACCGGTAAGCCACTGATGTCTTACACATTCTTGTTCGTTGACCTCGGTTCTCGCGACGGTCAGGCTAACATCGTTAAGGTATGTCGTAAGGGTCGTGAGTTCGTACAGTGGTTCACTGGTGGTTCTGTAGCTCCTAACGGTTACGCCAATAGCATCACTACGCTGCGTTCTAACAGCCGTGATGGTTACCAGGTTCACTTCCTTGGCGAGATGGGTATTATGCTTCGCAACCCGCTGTCTTGCGGTATCTTGTATTGCGATGCTGAGGATACTGAAATCAGCAACGAAGGTATCTGATTTTACTAAAGATATAATGTATTCGACGGGGGCTTCGGCCCCCTGCCGATACACAACATACTAATTATACAATTATGGTAGTTGAGTTAAAAATTAAGAAAAAGACTCCCTGGGCTGGTTTGGTTAAGTATAAGTCATGTTTTGATTATATTGCACCTTACTTTACAAGGTCCGGGTCGATATATACGGGGCTTACCCCAGAAGAAGAAAAATATTACGAGAAAGCATTGGGTTACGAAGAGGGACATCTTGCTAAGACTAGCGATTTCTGGACAACTTTTTGTGTTAAAGTTGGCGCACGAGGTTTGATTCTAGACGATTCTATTCCTCGCCAGGAAATGGTTATTAAGTTTCTTAGTGGTCACAAGCGTGTCGCAACATCCCTCGATAAACTTTCAGCTGGAAAAGATTATCTCCTGATTAATCGCGAAGCTGAAGCGGTTGAAGCTAACAAGATCAACAAGCAGCGCCGTGAAGCAATTAAAGAGTTTGATAAGCTTACTCTTGAACAAATGCGCAAATGTCTGCGTTTGTTTGGTGTTAAGGCAGATAAGATGTCTAATGAGCTTGTTGAGTCTACATTGTTCGGATTGGTTGATAAGCAGCCAAAGAAGTTCTTTGACAAATGGATAAACAATAAATCAAAGGAAACAGAATTCATCCTTGAGGAAGCTATTGCTAAAGGTGTTATCCGTAAAGATAAGACACATTATTTCTATGGCAGTGATATGTTTGCCGATAGTTTGGAAGATGCAATTGCTTATTTGGACGATAAGAAAAATCAAGACCTGAAGCTTTCTATAATTAACGAAACACAAAATAAGTAATTCTTACGAATTAATACAATGAGATATGACGCATAAAGACATATACACGAAATTCATGATAGAGTATGACAAGGCAAATGTTACTTCGTCATATCCATCGTTAACAGAATATGAAGTCGCTACGGTTCTTGATAAAGCATATCACGCATTGATCGCACAGAAGGTTACTGGAAACAATGTACGCAGAGTTGGTTTAGAAGGAGACTTGAAATCGGTTAGTGACATTCAGGCTCTTATCGTCACAAAAATATACGACGCTTAGGAAATAATTCCTGGGCATAATAACAAAGACGATGTAGACAATAGAATGCATATGCCAATCCCATCTGATTTCTTATATTATGTTGGGTGTAAGATTAAGAAAGCTCTTCCTTCTACATCATCTAAACATCCAATAGACCAGACATCAAACACTTCTACTGTGTAGAGAAAGATGAATGTACGCATTGTATCACACCAGATGGCAGAAAGCTTTTTTGCTTCTTCTAGTAATATACCCTGGATAAAGAATCCAGTGTGTTACATAGAAGACGATACGTTGTACATTGTATACGATTCTTACGATCGACCACAGCAAAACTTTTGTGAACTTACTTACGTTAAGTCTCCAAATCATTTTGTGAAAGACCTAGATTCAATCGAGCATAGCTTTCCAATAAGCTATTTTAGCGTAAATAATGCTGAACCAGCTGCTACTAAAGCTTTGTACGAGTTTGAATGTAACGGTACTGTTGCAGAAGAACTTATCAGTTTGGCTGTAGCATTCGCTTTGGAAAACGTAGAATCACAACGACTTAATTCTAAACTTAATATGAGGGGGCTTGAGGCATGACAATAGAAGAGACAAGACAGTTAGGTATTGAATTCGAAAGACGAGTTCAGACCATGATTCCCGAAAGGGAACTCAACAAACTTGATACGGAAACTATATATTCGTTCTTAAACCAATACCAAGATAAATACGTACACGAAATATATAGAAACCTTGATAACATTCCTTCTGGAACCAAGTTGTCTGCTCATACAGAAAGCGTCCTGCAGTCGTTACTTGACAGCTATGAGGTGAATAATACAGAAGATGCAGAAGAAACAATAGATAATAGACGCATTGTCGATTATAATGGGGTGGCCATTATAGACACTGCTCGTTCTATTACATACAAACTTCCTCAGAACTTTTATATGTACTTGAGGAGTGTTAGTGATGTAAGCTCTACGTTTGCGTATAAGAATAACAATCCAGCACCGTAGAGTATTACTATTCTTCCAAACTAGCTGGTTTCATAGAACGACGTATGGAGACTTATAGAAACTCCTCACGACAGTCTTAGAATACTCCGGTATCCTGCAGCTGTACTCAATACAAACAATACTATTACAATTATCTATGACAGGTATACAACAATAGAAGGTGTGAAGATCCTGTATTATAAACAACCTGTTCATTTTGATTTAATGACGTCTACACCCTGCGAACTGCCAATGGATTCTTTTGATGACTTGGTTACAGGCGCTGTAGATCTATATGTATAGTATGCTGCTGGCGCTGAAGCTAATAAGCGCAGACAAGACGAAGCTCGTAAACAGTAGCAAGAAAAGCAAAACAAAAAAAATAACGAAGAATAATTATGAGGGGCATTGATCTTATTGCTTCGTTTGAGCTTGAAATAAATAAGCTTGACGATGCTATCAGGAAACCAGTTACAGATGATTCTCTTTATTGGATAAATCAGGCTGTAATGAAATTTGTCAGAGACAGATTCAACGGTAATGCTCCAAAGCGTACTTCTTACGAACAGAATGAAAAGAGAACAAGGGATTTAGTAAAACTTCTTAAAGAGTTCACAGTTGTTTTCTATTCTATGCCGGATCTACACGACGAGACATATGTTCGTAAAGATGAAGTATATACAAGCGAAGATTATGTTCATGCAAATCTAGATGATCCTACTGCTGGTTTTTATACAGAGCACGAAGATTATGATATCTATGAATATAATTATCCAGCAGATTTGTTATATGTACTAAACGAAGACGTTGTTATATCCGACTTAGACGGAGATTATAAAACAGATACGTGCGTGTTTGAATGTACAGCAGATAACTTTATGTATCGCATTAACAATTCTCTTACGGATTTTCATTATCGTTATCACAGAGCTCGTCCGTTGCGCATAAGAACCAACGACGGTTTCAGACTGTTGACAGACAAGAATTATAAAATAAACACATACACGTTGGGATATTTAAAAATTCCGACGGAGGTTACAGCTCAAGATCCGGAAATGGAGTACACGGATTTTGACGATAATACGTGGTTGGAGATAATTAAAATTGCAGCTCAGATGTATGTTGAAAACTAGTCTGACCCACGATATAATACTCTTACCCAAGAAGTACTCACACAAGAATAATTTTAACGTGGAAACCCCAGCCGGTTAGGTCCGGTCTTAGCGTATAGGGGGAGTAGAAAAAATTAATTTAATAATATGATTACATACGTAAATTCAGTGTTCGTTAGCAACGTAAGCTCTAGCAACGTTGTTACTGCACTCACAGATGCTACTAAAGGCAAGCTTATTTTCTGGGACATCGATGCTAACGATGCCATCACCGCTAATACCACTCGTTTTAAGATTGGTATGGGCACAGGTAAGACCATTAATGGCGTCAAAGAGATTAAGTGGTCTAATATTATCAATGTTGATGATATTAAAGGTTGGACTGCTCACACCAACGCAGGTGATACGGAAGATACCATCTATATTGATCTTTCTGGTGCTACTGGTTTGATTGGTTCTGGCAAGAAGCTGTCTGAAGCCGGCAAGAGAATTATCGTTCGTCTGACGTTTAAGGATCTGCCTACTCGCTTCCGCAAGTGGACTGAGTCTTATGAATACGTTACCGCTGCTGGTGATACTGCTGCTACTATTGCTGCCGGTATTGCCAACATGATTAACAAGGAAGTAAAGCGTGCTCGCGTTACCGCTACCGTAGGTGCTATCAACACTACGTCTGCTGGTGGTACTTCTATTGACGGTACTAATTATTTTCATGAGGACGCTAACTGGGGCACTTCTACTGCTACCACAGGTGAAGTAATCCAGCTTGTTGCAATGCCTTATGATGACGACGATAGCGTTGATTCTATCAACTGGGCAGATAAGGTTCGCTTCAACGCAAACATGTATTACACAGATCCCTCTGCTGAAGGTTGGGAATCTCTCAATAAGAACTATATCACTGGTGCTAAGATTGAGAAAGTTCCTGGATCAACTGATCGCGCTAGCGCTAAGCTTGTACGTGATCGTGAGTCTCAGGCTATGGGCTATCTGGGCATTCTGAACCGCGGCGAAGGTACATGGCCTATTATTAAGCCGGCTATGGAAACAAACCTTTCTAACACGTACAACGTTGTTACGCTCGAGTTTGAGAACATGTATCGTACTGCTGACGATTTGTTCCGTAAGACAAAGCAGACTGTAGAGATCTATACCACTGCTGCTACTTCTACTATCACTGGTAGTTCTAAGGGTCAGCTCGGTATACTTGTCAACACAATTGTCGACGATACGATCGATAAGTGAATTAACTAAGCTGGGGTGGGCAACGCCCATCTCGGCTTTTTTATTTTTACGATAATGAAAAAGATTAGATTAGGAAACGATATTCGTTTATAGTTAAAGCTGAGGCTTAATAATGTTTCAGAATATGCTAACGTTCAATCATATCAAGTTATATTTGTGAACACAACGCTAAAACATTAGATTGAGCGGTAGTATATGAAAAAGAACCGTTTTATCGGCAGGTTTCCTATCGAACCTTTTGTGGATGAATTTGAACCTACGTCGTTTAATATAAATTGCTCTGGTGTTCCACATACTAGAATTTTTGCAGTAAACGAATATTCTGGATTTGGATGGAAGCCTGATTGGAAAAGAAGTATGCCAATACGACAACTCCCTGAAGTAGAATATCAAAGCAAGGTTGTTCGTACAGTAGATCCTAGTATCATATCTGTATAGTTTCCAGCATACGCACAAAAACACCCAGGAGTATACGAAATAATAGTTATGGCAAATATTTATTAGGACGGATTTACAGGAAATATTCGGTCGATTACTACAAACATTAAAGAGGCTTTTGAGCTTGTGAGTGATTCAGAATAGGCTACAGACGATCCTGTTCAAGTAGATATAAACGAAGGTCCAGATATTATTCCTTTGCCCGACGATATATATGTATCTGAAGGAGCGTTTAACGATAACAAAGTAGAACTCACAAGGAATGACGGAGAAAGCATTAGTATAGACGTCAGTCCGCTGTTGAATTGGTACGAAGGGGAATGACCATGATGCCGATATTATCCTCTATAGGAAGAATGTTCGAGGGTTTTTCTATGGGTACTTGGTACGGCAAGGTTTTAATAGGTCTTGGTAGCGCTCTTACGGCGTTTTATTCTCCAATTGCTGTTTTGCTTATTGCGTGCTTTATATTCTCTATGACCGATATGGTTTACGGAATAAGAGTAGCATGTAAACAGAAAAAGAAGATAGAAAGTAGTAAGAACTGGAAAGGCACCATAACAAAGATATTAGATGAACTCACTATAATCTCTCTAGCTAGACTTTTGGAGTTCTCAGTATTAGGAGAGAAAGGGGTGTTTATTCTAACTGGTGGTGCTACCGTAATCATCGGACTCACAGAGTTGTGGTCTATATTAGAAAACCTCAACACTCTAAATCCGAAAGGTCCCTGGAGGGCTCTTGGCAAATTCCTTAAAAAGAAAGGTGAAAGTTACATAGGAACCGAAATTGAAATACACGATGAACATACTGACAATTCTGAATTGGATAGTAGCGAATCGTAAAAGCCTGTTTAAGGCCATTTTAGGCCTCTCTGTTGGGCTTTTGCTTGCTTGGGGTATAAGTCTAAGCAAACAGAATAAAAAGCTGTCAGAAAGCCTAGAAATGGCTTAGAATAACATTGAGGCCTATTAGGGCTCCTTAGCGGGGTCCTAGTAGGCCAATAATGTTTTAAAGCTAGACATCGCTACATTAAACCAACAAAATGATAAACTCTTACACGATATAGACAGTGTACGCAAGGAACTTAAGATAAAAACTAAACAACTTAAGACTGCTGCAACTCAGACATAGGTTTTATCCGTTAATGATAGTAAGGGGGTTTAGGGGGATCTAATAGAAATCCTTAAAGATACTACTTATTCAGACAGTATACAATATAATCCTTTAACTAAAGTAAGCTATACTATAGGTAAAGACACTGTTAGAATAGGGATAGATCTAAAGAACGCCCAGTATTTATACATATACTCAAAGAAAGAGTATAAAAGAAAGAAATGTTTTTTCTTACGTCTTATAACATTTGACTTTAAGAAGGTCCGTAAATATAAGTACGAGATAGTAAATACTAACGACCTTATAAAGACCAGCGACGTAAGAGTAATAGAAGCGCAATA